ACCGTCTACACCTCTAACCTTTTCCATTGGCTTTCTGAATACAGGCATACCATAGATGTCTATGAATCCCTCCATATTCCATTCCATAGGAATGAATAGTGAGTATAGTCCTGACTTAGTCTGCCCATTGGCATTACGTGTGCTTACACGAGAGTCCTCGTATAGCTTTTTGTAGTTCTCACCACCCTTACTTAACGCATTGGATGTTGATCCCATCATACACTTACCGATAATCTTTGATCCCAAACGCAAACACGTCTTTGTTACACGCCAATTGTTTAGGATATTATTTGGCTTAACCCACTTAGCACTCTCATCATGAGCTAAGAATAATAGCTTCTCACCATCATAGGAGTTCTCTTCTGTGTTCTTCCAATCTATCGTTGTATCTAACCCTTGAATCTCATTGTCATCAATGTCATGCATATTCTTCTTTGTGATCTTTGCAGCCGGGATACGGTAGGCAAGCTCTGTCTTAGGCTTATCCATACCATCCATTATCGGTCTAAAGAAGAAAGGAAGCCTGCTGTTAATTGGAACAACCTTATCCGTAAACATCTTCTTAGCATCGGCTCCCGTCTTAGATAGGATACCAACCCTTGCATCTTTTGCAAGAGTCCCTATGTTAACACACTCAGATGATGACATATAGGAGAAACCTGAACGTCTGATCTTTAAGTAGACCATTCCAAATGATCTGTTATCAGCACGAGCTGCTTCCCAATATATAAAGAATATTCTATTTGCCTCTCGGTAATCGGGGTACCCAACATCAATACTCGACCATTGTAAATACATATAGTGAGAGCCGGTAATGTATGTTGGGACTCCGTTGTTCATGAACCAACAACCTTGGTCCCTGTAATCAAATTCTCTTTCAATAAAGTCTACCCATCTGTTCTTAAACTCAGACGGCATATCATTCCAATGGAATATAGACTGTATCCTACTTAACTCCTTAGGAAGGTCCTTTCTCTCCCAATACTGCTCTCTTGATGTATCGCTTCTCTTGATGCAATCATTAGGTGCAATTGGTAGGCCTATGTTTAGTCCTGAGATGTTAATTACCTCACCAACCTGTCCGGTCTTTGAGATGATAACCATGTCGTACTCCTCGTTATACCCATATACCCATGTACGGCCGTTATTCTTACGACTCATTACCTTAGAAGGTACGTGACCTTTAACTATACGATATAGTTTATTTTCCTGCTCTACGTTCTGCAAATCCTTGTTTTGTATCTGTTTTTGATGGGCCATGCTCCATTATCTCAATGTTCTCTCTCTCCATCTCTATACGGCTAAGTATCTCGAATGCATCGAATATAGCTAATTTTTTGGTAGCAGCGGCATTCTTTAATCTATCTGCAGCTAAGTCATCCTCTGAATCAAGCTTAATAATCTGCTCCTTAGCAACCTTAATCAGTTGCTCTACAGCATACTCACCTGCCTCAATGATCCTAAGCTTTATCTCTTTTGTATTCTTCATAAGATAATTGTTATTTGATGATCAAACATCCTATACATCTTCTCTCCGTCAACTGTAAACTCGTACTCACTGTCCGGCTTAAAGCATACGTAGTCTCCCGGCTTTACGCCTTGACTAACTAAGTAATCGTTTGGATATACCATCTGCCCCATAAGTGGCTCCTCTGTAAATGGCTTCTTGATGTAAGTCTCTATAGCAGGGATTGGTCTAACGAAACAGTATCTGTCTACAGCATACCACTTGTCGTCATGCTTATACATATAGAACTGCTCTGTATCAACAAAGAATATATCATCACGGAAAAAGCTCTTACCGCTTTTCTGACGACCCTTCATGTCGTTATAGAACTTGAATACATTGTGATGTACAATTAGGGTATCACCAACTGTGATAGGTCCCTCATAGCCTAAAGGAGTTTCAACAACTTCAGCAAAACGATTAGAGAACTTGTGGTCCTCTTCTGATGTACTAGTGATAAGCTCTATTCCGCCTATCTCCTTAGTGTTGTCGTATCTTTTCCCCTTCATTGGCTTTGCAATAAAGTAGAATGGAGATTTCATTAAAAATTTATATTATATTCAATTGCAACAGGAATTGTGTGATTGAACTCTTTCCAAAGCACAACCTCTTCCTTTTCGTTAATGATAAAGATCTTGATAGAATTAGTCATTGAGTCTCTTCTGATCAAATGAATCTCATTCGAATCACCGCATACTCTCTGACCTACAAGGTAGTGCATCGCACCACCTTTGTAGTCAGGACCAATTGATATCTTTCTAATTTCCATTAGTTAACTTTCCAAATTTGTATTTGAGTAGATGGCACGTTAGGCCAACCACCTAAATTTGTATGAGGATAAACTCCACCTGCATTCACTCCTGATGAGTCACGCATAATCTGAAACTCAAGTACATCTCCTGCATTTGCTTGAAATGGAATTGTAATCTCATATGGATCAGGCAAGTTAGGAGTATCCAAATGAAACCCTTTAGTTGTAGATATCTGAGTTCCATTTAAAACTGCACGGAATAACAATATAGCTGTACCACCCGATGAGCCTTGACGCTCAACATTTCCGTATCCATTTACAATATACGCACCTGCTCTATTAAATATAATCTTACCACCTGATAGTAGCTCAACGTCAGCTGAAGGACTTCCTTGAGCTGATCCGAAAGATATAATTACAGGTGTGTTAGTAGCTGATGGAGCTTGAGCAACTGTTGAGAAACCGTTTAATACTTGAGTAAACTGAATGTTTCCTGAAGTTAAGTAAGAGTTACTATCTACGGTACCGTCAGCCTTTAAGAACTGAGATGATGTACCACCTACCTTAATAAAAGAGTTAGAAGTAATATTATTAGCTCCTAAGTTAACATTAGATGTAGCACCTGTATAAGGAACATATGAAGTACTATCTACGGTACCGTCAGCTTTTAAGAACTGTGATGCTGTACCGCCATCCTTAATAAGTGCAACGGCTCTAATGCTATTTAAACCTAAATCTACATCATCTGTTGCTCCCGTGTAGGGAACAAATAAACCTGATGAAGCTCCAAGTTGAAATAGAGAGCTAATTGTAAAGTTCTTGGTAACATCCATGTTATTTACATCTGTACCAATTAACTTGTCTCCTAATTGAGGATTCGATAATACTGCGTATGAACTAATTTTCATCTTTAATCTTTTTTCTCTGTTACTTCTCCTGTTTTAATGTTGATTACAGAATTTTCACCATACTTAACGATCAAGAGCTTTTCATTCTCTGCGAACGCCATCTTTAAGTGTTCAATTCTCTGTAACAACGCATACTTCTCTAACTCAAGGTCTCCTAAAGAGATCTTAGCCTTAGTGAAGTCTGAATTCATTTGTTGGATCGTATCCAACTCTTCTTGTGTTAACTTCTTAACATCTGCCACCATGTGGTGTTTTCCTTTCATTACTTTCATTTTATTTTATTTAATTTTTACAAAGATACAATTTATTAGATAACGATTTTCATTTAAAGAAGTATTCATTAATACTCTTCTGATCTATACCATAGTTAAAGTGAATGAACCCACTCTTTCCTAGTTGAAAGTTCATAGCCACCCAATTGCTTGAGGGACTAAATGCAGGGTAGTTGTAGTATTTAAATACGTCAGAGCTTGACGAGTCAAATAGATACAAGTGGCTGTCACCCTTCTCAAAGATTATCTCGTATCCTTTGTTTAATAGTTGGTTCGTGTTTAAATAGCCTAGTATTCTATTGATTTGTCCGGGGTCAATCTTCGGCTTAAAACCGAACTTTAAGTTATGAGTGTCCTTTCCGTGTGTCGTTACAAAACATTTATTACCTATTACTTCGTGATCAATGAATCGCGTCTGATTAGTTACCTTGACATTCTTTAGGTCTCTCTCAATGTACTTCTTAAAGAACTGATTTACAAAGTAAGAGAAGTCTCCACTGTGGTTATCGTTACAGATATTACGCACGTGTATGGTATCGTAGAATGGTGATAGGTGTGTTATTAGCATCGCCTTAAATGTGAACCCTACATCAAATGCTTTTTGATTACTCATGTTCTGAGGTAGTGCGTGACCACCACGTGTAGTCTGTCCGTTAAACCCATCTAGGTAATCGCCTAAGTCAAGAAGGTAAAGCACGTTGCTCTTTTGATTAGCTAGCGTGTACGAGATCATCTTCTCCAATCTTTCGAATAGTATGTCCTCGTTCCACTCTGTTGGGTATAGGCTACGACCCTTATCGCTAGCATCCATACCTATATGCACATCTGTAAAGACTAGCTTATCAAACTCACCTTCGTAAACCTTTCTCTTTACTTTCTCTATGTTTAGTTTGGGAGCATTCTCAAGTATCTTCTCAAAGTCAAAGTCAAGTTCTTTACCGTGGTTAAAAGAAGGATTAGCAAAGAATAGTGATGCGTCTTTTGTCTTAATCCAACCATGCTTGACATCGTTTTCATCTAGACCCATCTCATTAGACTTGTCCTTAATCGCTCTGTACTGTTTGATCAAGTCGAACTCCTGCGGACTTAGCCGCACTCTAGGAACGCCCTTGCTTACTACAGGACGGCCACCTTTGTTTTTACTCATAAAAACTTATTTAAATAAAATTTCAATGTTTGGTTCAATAAAGACCTTATTATAAATCCTAATATGAATGCTATGATAACAAGTCCCCAACGTATCTTGTACTTTGTGATGTACTTATTTTGGTACTTTACTTGCTTAGTGTCTTGTTTTTTATT